AGGCTCATGCGGTTGCCGCGATGAGCACGGGCGCAATGCCCGTGGTCGCCGTGACCGAGACCGCGACAGGGACAGTGATCGCCTGGCCGAGAGTCAGCGCCGTGCCGACTGACGAGAAGGTGAAGACCGAATACTGCCCGAGGTCCAAGGCGAAGCCCGTTGAGATGGTCACCTGCGTGGTGCTCGGCTGCCAACGTGCGAAGACCCAGATGTGCTCGCCGACAGGCGGTGTGTACGCAAGGTTACCGCTATTCGAGTAGCGACCCGTTGCACCGGTATAGGCACCAGCGGTGTTATCGAGCGCGCGGATCGTGAGCGTCTGCAGCGCGCCGTTGGGTGCCTCGGGAGTCGTCGCGACGCCGAGCTCTTGCACGAGGGTGCCTGCCGCTGCGCCGGATGTGACGAAATACACCTTGTTCAAGGTGACAGTTCGCGCGACCTGGCCGAGGTACTCGAAGTAAGCAACGCCAGAACCCGGCGCAAACGATGCAGTCGTCTGCAGCAAATTCGAGTTCTTGAGCTGCGTGTTTAGTTGTAGCGGCGTTACCGCTGGCTGGCTGTATGCCCGTAGCGCTGCGCCGGAAGCTAGGCCACCGCGATGCGCTGAATATCTCTGATCACTTGTTAGTCCCATTTAGTTCCTCTTGAATTTCTTCTTTCAGTTTATCGTTATCGTGGCGGATCTGTTCTTCATTTGACACTGTCGCGCCCGCACCCGCGGCAAAGCTCGGGTCTGCCATTCTGTTTCCAGCGATCTCAAGACCCTGGCCGATTCGATGCGCGAAAGCTTGATTCGTTAGCTTTTCTTGCAGCTTCTCTGCTTCCGGGTGGCCGCCATGAGCCTTCACGGCGGAGCGAGCCAGCGTTTTGCGATGCTCTGCAGCTGTGGTGAATCGCTTGTTAGCGTTCATCAATCGGTCACGATATGACGACGGCACAACACCCTTAGTAACCATATCATCTAACACTTGGTCATTGGCCCTAGAGATGCCGTGATAGATAGGTCCGCGTCCTTGCTCATCAACAATGTTCGAAGGCTTGTTGTGCAGTGCGTCTCGATGGCGCTTGATGTCGCCTTGCGTGCGCTGGATGCGTCTCGCCTGTCCGTAGGTTAGATGCTTCGGACCTGGATCATAGGGCGTTGGCATCTTCGCGGGTGCCGGCGGAATGAGCGGCAACTGACTCGGCAGGCCTGGACCTTTCTGCGGGAAAAGATGAGGCAGCGGAGGCATCATGGTACCTGGGACACCAGCGGGTGGCTGTGCGATGCCTGGGCCGGGCAGTGAACCCATAATCGGCAGACGCTTGGGCGTCGGTTTAGCCGGCGGGATCACAGGGCTCTGCACACTGGCTTGCGGGCCGGGCTGAGGACGCAAGTTCGGAAGGCCTGGCGTGGGCGGAGTCGGCGCCGTGGAAGGCAGCGAGCGAATCGGTGCACCGGGCGGCGTAACGAGCGTAGGCGGCGGCAGAGCGCCCGCAAACGGGCTTCGCATCGGTGAGCGCATGATGCCGAGCATGTCGTTCGGCTGCGCGATCTGTGGCCGCGCACCGGGGCCTGCGTGCGGCGCCAGAGCGGGCCGCGGTGGCACTTGGAAGTGCGAATAAGGGATCTTGCCTGTGTGAGGAAACGGACTCGGCGTGGCGCTTGGAAGCTGCGTCAAAGGCGGGATCCGCGTCTGCGCGCGAATAGGCCCCATTGGTGGCGGCGGAGCAGGCGGCGTGCCCACATGACTCGGCGGTATGACCGCCTGCATAGGCGGGTTTGGAGCTCTGTAGGGCGGCGGAGTCGGCGCAGGAGCCACGGGCATATGCGGACTCGTCTGCAGAACTGGGTTGACCGTACCGCCCGGCGCAGGCGGCACAATCGGCATGTTCTGCGTATTGATAGGCGGCGGCGCGGAAGACGGAGTCGGCCCTGGCACTGCGGGCTGCCCAGCCCGTGTGTTCAGCTGCAGCTTGCCTTGGTTGCGCAGCTTCAGCGGCTGACGGTAGCCCGGCCCCTGTCGCGGCCTGAGCTTACTGAGCATGCCGGCGACGCGCGCAGCTGCGACGGGTTCGTTACCCTGGCGCAGCTTCTCAACATTGCCCGCAATCTCGCGCTTGATGCCGCGAGTCGGTACGCGGACATCGTAGACGAGCTCGGGCACCTGGTGACCGCTCGGAAGCGTGCGCATTTGGCCCGTGGGCATCTGCTGAATAGCTCGATCGAGCTGGCCGATCTCGCGACCGCTGGTGCGCACGGCCTTGTTAGCATTTTCTGAAAGCGTGTTGAACTGCGGCGGCCAAAACCGCCTGACGCCTTCGCGCTTCGTGAGTTCGAGCAGGTTTCTCGCTTCGTCTCCGAGCTTAGTGAAGCCTTGTGCGCCTTCGCGCTCCTGCAGACGCACAGAACCTTCGCCCTGGCCGGCGACGACTCGCCCGAGCTGCGTGTTCGCCCATTTCTTTGCTGCCGCGCCCACAGGCTTTAGAACGTGCTTGCCTACGCCTGCCAAGGCGACGGGCAAGCCAGCTGCCAAGAGAGTCGAACCAGGGTGCTCTTCTTGATCTGCAACGACCTGCTTGACTCGCTCGACGGGCGATCCTTCCTTCTCGGTTGTGTCATCAAGCGTGTTGACTACATGACTCGCTCCGACGCCCAGAGCTGCTGCGAGCGCCGGACCTCCTGTCTTGAGAAGCTGCTCGACGTATGGCGTCGCAGCTTTGATGACACCCGGCGCTACTTTGCCGAGGATGCCGCCAGCGGCAGTCGTAAGTACGCCTGTACCCATGCCATGCCCGATAGCCGTCGAGGTCGGGTGCCGCGCAACAGCATCGTTGTACCATTTATCGCGAGTCGAATCGGTGACAGAGTTACCATGCACCTCGGCCGCCTTAGCGCCCTTGTCCATCTTGTCAGCGCGCGGCAAGTCGGCCGAGTAGTCGCGCTCCGGCGTGATCGCGTTGATGAGCGGGTTCAGAAGGTTGCCGCCAGACACACCGCGCCATGCGCCTTGGAACCAGTCATGCACATAACCATGTCGATCGTCGACAGGTTTGCCACTGTTCTTCTTTGCCTGCTCGGCGTGCAATCGCTTCAAAACTGGGTCATCTGCGGCAGACGTTGCAATTGTCGGTGCAGCGGCTTCTTTCTTTGCGGGCGTGCCTGCGTCTGGCGTGCCTGCGTCTGGCGCCTCGGGCACAAGTCCGTTTACAAGTGCGTCAATATCGAGGTCGTCTGTTCCAGCGTCTTCTTCGGCCATGTTAGTTGTTTACCTCGTTGATCGCAGCCTTAGGATCCTTTGCTTTGATTCGCGCCTTATTGATGAACTCTGCCGCCTGCTTAGCCGTCATCGCCTTGGGTATTTCAATCGGCTTGCCGTGGATCGTTGCTGTCCATTTGCGCGGCGTATCTTGCTTAGGTGCGGGTCTCGGCTTCGCTTTGACATTTTCAGCGTCAGCCGTCACTTCCAGCGGTCTACGCCCCATGCCAGGGTTTACGACCCGACTCTCAACGCTTGATCCGTCTGCATTGACATCTGCGGAAGCTGGCGCCGAGCCAGTCACCAGTTTGATTTGCGTGTCTAGCGGCAGAGAGACAAAACGCTTGAACGTTGCGTCGTTAGTCTTCTCCGCGATTGCCTTCCACTCCGCAGCTTGTTTCTCAGTCCACGCGATGCCTTTATCCGCCGCATGCTGAAACGCAAGAACAAAGGACTTGAACTGGTCGCTCATGCCGTTGTCATGGGCGAACTCGGTTGCGGTGGTCCTGCTGACTGCATCGGCAGGCATCGCGGGCACATCTTCCGTCTTGCCTGGGAGTGTGTCGACCGTTCCATATTTCTGTTTGCGCTCTGCGGCGTCGGCTTCTTGCATCACCTTCACCTCCTCTGGACTCAAGCGCTTACCACCTGGCTTTTCTAGCTGCTCGAGCACGTCTCGACCCTGGTCTTTCATCTGCTCCCAAGTCATGATGGGCTTGCCATTCCGATCACGCACGATGGGCTCGGAGATGTGCGCGGGCGCAGAGCCTGTCCATTGCTCGCCTGGGTCATCTTCGTCGGTAAAGCCAATACCACCCTTGTCTCGCAGCCATTGCCGCCCAGACGTCTTGTGCAGCTCGTAGAGCGAATCAAAGTTCTTCGTGCCTTGCAGGTAAGCCATGAAGCTACCTGGTTCGAGCACGCGTGTGCGTAGCAGCTCTTGCTCCCAAGCCTGCGGCACGCCGAAGTTGTTCTTCTTGCGGATCAAGTCGCGCAGCTCCGAAGCCCACTGGAAGCCGAGCAGAGTTATGTCCTGCGCTCTGCCGTCATCGCCCATAAAGCGACCGAGGTTCTTGATAACCTCGCCGCCTGCGCCATACAACGGCCCGTATTCTTGCAGCTCGCGCTGGATATCACCGAGTTTTGCAAGCCCCATCAGAATTTGATTGTTTATCTGCACGTAGCTACGGACGTCTTCGTACTGCTTAGTCGTCTTGGGCGGTACGCCGTGCTTCCAAAACATGCCGGTTTCAAGCCAGTAGTCTCGGCGCCGATTCTCGAGGTCCTGCTCTCTTGCTTTCCACGCTTCATCGCTCTTCTGGTTGGACTGGTGGTGCATCTTCCATACCTCCCACTCACGGGCGATACGATTATTGTCATCTTTATGCGCAGCCTCGACAGCAGCACCGATCTGTGGTCGCATCGCCAGAAGCTCTGCATACGAGGCATGAGGTATGTCAGAGTCTTTCAACCAGCCGGCCGCCTGCGCCAGATATGTCTGCCGCAGCTTCTCTGCCTTCGGGTTGTTAGGGTCGTTGTCGATCTTCGTCTCTGCATCCTTCGCAGCGACCACATGCGCCTGCCGGTCTTCGGCTACCTTGCGCATGTTCATGTTTCCCGCTGCGGCCAAGGCTGCTATGCGCGAGGCTCCACTGGCAGTTTTCGAGGTCGAGCCCGCGTTGCGGTTCTTCTCGATCTCCGACTCTTCTTTAGCCGTCTTGAGCAGGTCTTGGTAGCGCAGATTCTTGCGGTCGATGAACGTGTTGGCGAGCGCCTCTGCACCCTCACCGAGCGCTATGCGCTTTGCGTCTTTCATGCGCATGCGCAGCGGCCGATTCTCGTCTTTCACGGCGATGCGCGAGCCGGCAGTCGACATGCCTGCGATCATGCTCGCGAGGCCCTTGCCGAGCTTCTGCTCCTTGGGTGGCTCCCACGTGGCTTCATCAAGCACATAGTGAGAGTTCTTAGTGCCAGGGATCCTGTCACCGCGCAGCTTTGCGTTGCGATACCAGTCAGGCAAGCCGCCGTGCGAGCTGCCTGTGCCGCCCTTAGCTTCGGCTGGGTCTGAGCCAAGCCCGAAGTCCTTCAGCGCGTGCGTGATTTCGTCCATCTCGGGGTCCTTCAGCAGGTTTCCCGAGTCACTTGGCCTCTGGCCCTCGACCGCCTCGACGCCTGTGCGTGGTGACTGGGTCGGCAGACTCGGGTCAAGCGCATCAGTCTGCAGCACCTGCTGGCCTGCCTGGTCGGTCACGACTTTGGGGGTTTGGTCAGCGGGCAGAGCGCCAGCTGTCGCGGCACCTGGAGCCGCTACGGCGCCGGCAACGGCCTCGGGGATCACAACGCGCACGTCTTGACCTGGCGGCACCGCCAAGTCAGAACCGCCAGCCTGCTCAAGCAGGAAGCTATCGAGGTCGTCAGCTTGTAAGCTCATCCGAAGAACCCTTCGTCTTTGGCCTTCGATTCGAGAGTCGCGACCTCGGTGCCGAGGTGCTTATCGAGCGCCCCGCCAGCGCCTTGCTTCATCGCCTGGCCAGCCGTGCCTACGTCCATGCTGCCCTTTGCGAGCCCTTGCTTCATGCTGTCTGCCGTGGCGAAGTCGCCGCGCTCGCGGCCCGTTTGACCGTATTTCGCGTTGGCCACCCCAGTCGCTCGCGCCATCTGTTGCTGATTGCCCGAGTTAGTCGCGCCAATCTGTTGCTGGCCCTTGAAGTTGTTATATTGCTGCTCCAAGTTGTTGTTGAACTGGTCCATCGCGTTTGCGTACTGGCCCTCTTGCAGGTCTTGCGCGCCCATCGCCTGGCCGGCTGCTGTGTACTGACCCAGCGCCGCCATTGCCCGAGCCTGCGCGCCAGCGTTCGCTCGCATATTCTCTTCTGACCGCTGCTCGCCCGTTCCTTGCTGACTCATGGCGTTGCCGAGGATCTCTGCGCCGGATCCGTAGGCCCCGCGCGCCTTCAAGCTCGCGTTGAGCGCTTCTCTGTTGCCGCGCTCGTTTTGCTCCTGCTTGCGCCGCGCCATCTCGCGCATGAGCCGCTCTTGCGCCGTCTCCTTCGTGCTCGTGAGCGCGCCGAGCTGCCCGAGCGCCGAACTCTGCGCGTCTTTGGCCTGGCCCGACCGGAACGCGTGGTTTTGCGCGTCGCCGACATATTGCATGAACTTGGGGTCCTTGAACAAATCGGCTGGATTCGTCCATTTGCCCATAGCGTCGACATACTCGCCAGTCGTCGCTTTGTCTCGCTCACCGACGCCCGAAAAGAACGGGTCGATCTTCCCTTTGGCCCCGGTCGCGTAGTCGCTCCAGATGTCCGCGTTCTCGCCGGCTACACGATTCGCATCGTCGTAGTTTTCCCACGCGATGTCGGCCTGTGTGCCTTGGATATCACGGACCGTGTTATCGATCTGCTCGTTCCACTCGGCCGCGCCAGGGTTGAAAAGCAGGTTGCCGCCGAGGTCAAACTTGCCATAGGTCTCAGCAGCCTTGTTCGCTTTGGGCTGCGCGTATTCTTTTCGGACTACCATTTATCCAATAACCTTATAAACAAGTGAATATCTAACACCCTCGACAAGGCCAGCTTGGTCGTGGATCGTAACTTGATTGTTCGACTGCCACGTCCATGTGGTCGCCCCGAAATGAACCGGGGTTTCCGGCTCGTTGAAGATCACGGCTCGTCCGAGCTCGATAATCTTAGGCTGCTCGACTCGCAGCTTCGCGTTGCGCAGCGGAATAAAGAAACGGTAGGGCGGCTTCCACACCACCGTGTCCTCGTAGATGATCAAGTCTACCACACTCAGGAGACACGCCTGCACGCCAGTCAGAAATCTGTTGATCGCTGGGTCGGAAATGCCGCCGGGTAATGTGGGCGTGTTTCTCATGCGCGTTTGAGCGTGTCCGAGGCGACGCGGTACCTGACCGTGAAGCCGAACAGTTCGAACCGTGTGCCCGGATCTAGCGTTATGAACCCGAAGTCTTCTAGCGTGGGCTTCAGCACGTATTCACGCGGCACCCAGAAGTGATTCGCAGGGAACAGCTTCATATAGTTGTCCTGCGGGTAATACACAAACCGAGACTCGCCGTTCCAGATCGTGTAGATGGTGCCGTTCATCGTCATGAAGATCGATACGTCCATCCATTGTTTCAGGTCGCCCATGTCTTCGGAGACAAGCGGATTGAACTTGACCGTGGCTGGCATAGTGGCTGGGAAGTCGCTATGTAGCGCGTCGTTGTCCGAGTAGAAGTCATTCTTGACGTTGATCGTCCACGTCGTCGTGCCCTTCACATAGGCGAGGCGCCGATTACGTGAGTAATAAGCGACGCCACGATAGTCGTGCGTCTGCCGAGTGAATGACTTTGTGTCCTCGTTGAAGATGTACGCGTCGATCAGACTGACGGTGCCGAAGCTGGCTTCTGTGAGCGACCACCACACCTCGTTGAAATGGTGATCCGCGGCCATGGTCGGGCCGAAAACGTAAGGCGTCTGCTGGCGCACACCCGAACCCGTCTGCACCGAGCGCATCTCAGAGAGTTGGTCGAGAAGGATAGTGCCGATGGCGTCGTCGCTGATGCTCTGCGCGCCGGTGTCGGTGATGACGGACAAGCCATCGTTCGTCATCGCGTAGATCTTGTTGTTGAGCGACGTGACGAGGTCTGGGTGCACGAGAAAACATGTCGGGTCGATCTGGTCGACGGTCCAAGTCGTGCCGTCGCCAGTGAGTCGCCACAGCCCGTCTGAGCAGAAAAAGAAAATGGCAGACGTCGTCGGCCACATCTTCCAGATCACGCCAGCGCCCACGATCTGAAAGTTGCCGAGCGGTACGTGCTCGGGCTCGCTCGTCTTCGAGAGATAGACGATATTACGCCGCTGCTCGTAGGTGCCTTCGACCCAGTCACTACCGCCGATCGGCAGCCCCTGCGGCGCGTAGTTCTGGTGATTTGTCATCTGCAGCTGCAGACGAGTCACGCGCTTGTTCCAAGGCGTCGTGTGCGTGATCCCAAACTTGTAGCCTTCTTGCGGAGGATACGAATCGATTACATGCCCGAACAGCGTCTGGAAACGCAGCCCCGCGGGCCACTGCGACAGCGGCAAGCCGCCTGGGTTCCACGCAATGGCTGAGCCGACTGGGTCTGTTGGATCGAGATGCTTGATCGCACTGAAAGTGCCATCGGCATAGCCGAGCAGGATGTCGATGCAGTCGGCAACGACCATGTCATGCGCGGACGACGGGCCAGTCGGAGCTACGCTCACGTTGAATGTCTGCGCGCCGGTGTTGATGCTCGTGATCCGCACGACGGACCCCACGGGCCAGATAGGGTCCGCGCACGTGATCACCTGGCCGACTGCCAGACCAACCATATCGCTCGGATCGAAGGTGATCGAGAGCGTGCTCGTGCCTGCATTCACAGTCACTGACGTGAGAAACCGATGGCCGATGCCATACTTCACCTCGCGGTCGGTCAGCAGGTCGCCGAACGCGCCGCGCATCTCGTAGGCTTTGGTCGGGAAGCCGGCGCGGTTTGCGTAGAACGTCGTGTCTTTGAAGACACAGACGTCTGCCGAGCTCGGCGGGCAGTAGTTGGCGCCTTGCTCGCCCTGCTGGCCGTCGTTCGTGTAGAGCGCCTCGCCGCCATTGCGGCCGTCTTCAGTGATGTCGTCGAGCCAGGGGAACGCACTGATGCCCATGCTCGGAAACGACGATGCAGTCGGCTTAGGGATAGCCAGCTTGGCCACCAGCCGGTAGTCGCTAGTCAGATAAGTCGGATCGCGCACCTCGTCTTGCGGGCAGCGGTACACCTCGAAGAAGTACTTGAATGCGCCCGCAGCCGCGTGCGGCAGCGCATCGAGGTTGCTCAGCGTCGGCGTGACAGTGACGCTGGCGTTGTCGCCGTACGTCTCTTGCTTGACCGAGAAGACCTGCGACGGCGGCCCCTTGACGATGTAAGCCTTCGGCGAGGGAGCCAGCAAGCCTGACGGATCGTCGGTCGCCTGCGGCGCCTCCATCGTGAGCACGGCCCGATAGCTGACCGTGTTGTTAGGCACCAGCCAGTTGTTTTCGTCGAGCGTTTGACCCGCACCTGCCGGCACCTGCGTTACTACGAGCTTGAGCAGCGGCGGGTACAGACCCGCATAGCGCTCGAAGCTCGCAATGACTCCCCACTTCTCGGTTACGAGAGTGCGGAAGGTGTTATAGGCGTCATGCGTCATGCCAGGGATGAACCCTGGATCTCGGTAAACGGGATGGAGAAACCCGTCGGTTCCGTAGTCCCAGCCAACGGGCAGCGCAGTCGTGTTCGAGCTGTACGTCGGTGTCGAGTTCTTGTTGTCGAACACGAACGTGTTGATGATGCCGGTCTGCGTCTCGGCATCTGTCGAGACCCAGATAGGCGCCTGTGCCGCTTGTGCCTGCACGACTGCTAGCCGGCCTCCGTACAACTGGTCGTTGAACGCCTTTACAGGCTTATACGTGCTAATCGTGTTGACAGATAGAAGCTGTCTATCTTCCGTCAGCGTCTCGATCACACCTGGCCGGCGAGACACAACGTTCTTCGCCTCGGCACACGATCCCGCCGGCAGAGCGTACTTGTCGGGGTTAGTGGCGAGCGCAGAGACCTTGACTTGGGTGGTCTTGAGCTTGGCCATCTACCACCGCCCCCAGCCCCACGCCTGACGTCTCCGCAAGTAGCTGTTGCGCGTTTTGAATGTGTACGGCTGCGCCTTGATCCGCGGCGTCATCACGTCGATTGCTCGAGTGATGGCAGCCTCAGCTTTCTTCGCGCATGCAGCCGCTTTCTCGAGGTCACCGCGCTCGGTTAGGATCACGGCAGACGTCCAGGCCACCAGGGCAGAGTGCAGCTCTTGAGGCAGCGGGATCGTGATCGACTCATCCGCGTGGATGAGATAGCCCGCGCGCCGAGTGTCCTCGTCTTCCGTCGTTACGATTGTGTCCGAGGCTGCGAACTGGCCAGGGTAGTCGATGCGAAAGGCCAACGTGCGCGGGGCCACGTAGGTGTAACAAAACATGTTAGGCAGCACGACTTCCGCGCAGCCGGTCGTCTGCACGATATCGAAGCCGAAGCCGACTGAGTTTGTAAAGTCGAAGCCGTCATCGGCAAGTGTTACTACGAACAGCTCGTTTCCGAGCCCGTCATCTTCGAGCCCGCAGGACTCGATATAGCCAACATTCGAAGTGGTGCCGCTCTCATCGACAAGCGTATCCTCGAGCACCAGGTCGCTGGGCCGCAGGTAGCCGCGAATGCGCAGCCAGCCGCCTTGCTGCGGAACCGGGTAAAGAACCAGGTTGTCGCCGCGGATCTCGAAGTGAGCCGGCTCGTTCATCGTCGGGGTTGAGTAGGCAGTCGTCTGCGATGTCGTCGCGATCGGCAACTGGCGCCACAAGCCTGAGTTGTTCGCTCGCTGAATCTCGACGAGCTCGAGGCCTTGCACGCTGTACCGATAAGGAATGCGATATTGCGCGGTGCCAGGCACGAGCTCGATTTGATATTCTTTGAGCCAGTAGCCCTGCCTGATGTTCGCGACGACCTGCGTGAAGCGTTCACGCAGCGCGAGCGAGCCCTCAGTGAGGATGTCATAGTCCCCCCAGTCCTGATCGTTGTCAGGCAGCTGGCACATCTGTCTGACGCGATATACGAACTCGTCGGTGAACATAGGCTCCTACTGCGTCGGGATCAGATTCGCGTTCGGGTCTTCTTCCGGGTTCATGCCGGGGAACAAAGACGCCATATCGGGCCTCGGCGCGGCTCGAGCTGCGGCCATGCTTTTGTCGAGCGTGCCTTGAGGCACGAACGAGTTAGGGTTAGTCATCGGCGGCCCCTGCGGCGGGCCTGTCGGCGACGGCGTTGGAGGCGGGGGTGGAAGCGGGGGTGGAGCCGGTAGCGGCCCTTTAGGCGCTTCGGGCGTCTTTGGCTGACCCATGCCGCCCATGAGCCCACCAAGGCTACTCATGAGCCCGCTCTTACCTCCGTCGCCTGGATCGGCCGTAGGAGCCTCGCCAAGAGCTATACGCGCTGCGTTCGTGCGCCGTGCCTGCTGCTCTTTCTTCTTTGCGTCGAGTAAACCTGCACCGGCCTGTACCGCTGCCATAATCGGGAAAACCATAGTTTTGTCCTTAGATAAACAACAGCCCCAGGCCCCTCGTTTCAAGCGAGATAGACCTGAGGCTAAGGGGGTTCTTATTGACCTGTTAGGTCAGCGACGGGATGCTGTCGTTAGGGTTGTCGATCGCGGAGAAGATAACGCTATGGAACGGCATCTCGGAGACGATGGCCTGATCCATGTACATTCGCAGCTGGGCACCAGCGGCGTTGTCGAGTTGCTGGTAGAAGAACTCGTCTGGGTTGCCGGGCAGGGTCGCGGTGATGTCGCTCGAGCCGACTCGCTTCCACTCGTCAGTCGGGATGGCGAACGCCAGCGACTGCTTCATGTAGCGGTAAGGTTTGATCTTGATTACGCCGCAATTCGTGATGAACTCGATCTCGCGGAAACCGGGCTTGGCCTTGCCGCCGAGGTCCGAGCCAAGGTAGCGACGCATCGCAACCTCGTCGGTCAGGAGAGTCGACCAAGAGCGGTTATTCACGTAACAAGTGCAGCCTCCGTCGAGGCCGGAGTCAGCTGCGAGAGTGATGCCCTCGATCAACTTGTCGAAGCTCAGGGCGCCGTTGACCGGGTAGGTCTGGGCCTTCCACTGGGGAAACTGCGCGCCGGAGATGCCGAACATGATGCCCGCGTTCTCACAGATTGGCTGCGCGCCAATCATCGAGTTACCGACAGACGAGTAAACGTGAACTGTAGCACCAGGTGCCATAGCCACGTTGTTGACTTCGGCCTGGAGCCCCTGCACAGTGATCTTGCAGTTCTTGATATCGACTGCGATGACCTTACAAGGGGTAGTCAGCGTGAACGGGACAAATGCGCCAGAGGCAACAAACTCAAGCAAGATATTCTGCGCGTCCTGCCAGAAACCTGGAATGAAACTCGCGCGAGTAATAGTGAAGATACGGATGCCGTCTGCCGCGGCTGCAGCGCCAACGGCTGCAACTACACCGATATTCGCCAGAGGCGCGGCAGCGGTATTAGCGCCTGGGCCGTACCAAAGGCTGATCTCACGGTGGAGCTCCATACCTTGAGTCAGATTCAAGATCTTGATTGCGACGCCCTGGTCGTACGCTTTCGCGCTCTCGCCCTTGGCTGCGCTGAGTCGGCTCATCTCGCCATACGAGAGAGACGCCTTCATCGCGATCTCGGCGCCCTGGAGCTGGGCGTCTTCGTAAACGCCGTCTACTGGCGTGGCCAGGGTAAACGCGTCATGAGAGACTGAGTACTTCGCGCCCTGCTCGAGGCCGAGGCGGACGGGGAAGTAGTAATCTCGACCAGTGCGTTCCTTAGGTGGAACGAACTCAATATCTTTTGCAAAGGAGCCCTCAGGAGCAACGGGATTTGACATCCCGCCATAAACTTCCTTTAGAAGGGCGCCCGTATTAGCGGATGCCATATGTTAGAAAACCTCAAACTAATTGTGTGGAAACGATGGTTTCGCACTCGACCTAGTCTGAGGTTGTCCACTGATGGTAAGAGCCTTGTCCTCTCGGGGGCTCTAATGCGCGCGGGCCTCTTGCGAACTGGTTAGTTAGTGCTTACTGAATTATAACATGTATCAAACTTTGCCCGACCGAATCTGGCGCTCAAACTCACGGCTAGACATCTGGCGCGAGCCTGGCCGACTCGGCGCAGACGGGTTTGTTGCTCGAGGAGCACCACCGTCGAGCCGCGGGCCACCAAGAGTAGGGCGCTCGACCTGCACGTTGTACTTCTTGATGTAATCTTCGATCTGCGCCTTGGTGTCGATGACAGCTCGGCGCACGTCGGCTCGTGAGAGCTTGCCTGTTTCCTCGTAAACCGCTGCGCAGTGTTCGCGGAACAAGTTCCAGGCAGTCGGCTTGTGATCGAGACCAGCGAGCTCGAATTCTTTGACGGCGATGGTGCGCAGGTTGTTAGAGATGGCCTCCTGCTTCTGCTTCTGCGCCGTCATCTGCCGCTGTTCTTCTGCGGCCTGGTGCTGTCTCAGCAAGTCGGCGTGCTCGGCCTGCATAATCTGCGCTTGGATCCACTGGTCGCCGCTGCCCGGCACAGCTTCATTCAGCTTGTCTGCCGTGACAGCCTCGTTGATGAGCATCTGCGCGACCTCTTGAATGGGCATGCCGAGACGGCGCATGCCATAGAGCAGCTGCTGCGGGTCAGCCTTCCAGTTGCTGAGGTAGGTAACGAGCTCGCCCTGTTCGGCCTCGAAGGCGCGGCGAGCCTCGGCGAGCTCTTGGGACTTCTGGGTGAACGTGCGGCGCATCATGGCGCCGCTGCGGAGCTCGTCGAGCGAGCCCTCGAAGCCGTCGTCTCCGATGGCGAGGCGGAGCTTGCTCATGAGGGCATCGGGGATCTGTCCCCGTTCTATGGCCTCTAGGAGGTCTTTAGCGGGCACGCCGTGCACACCCGCTGCGTACCTCTCATGCCACGGAGAATCGTCACTGAAGGTCTCCTGGGGGGCTTCCTGAGCCTCCCCGAGTTCTTTGGTCTGACCGAGCTGCGGTTCGACATCGTTAGATGGCTTCTTGCTGCTAGTTAGAAACTCTCCGTTCGGCTTGCTTCGAAGTTGTCGGGCGAAATCTCGCGATGAGAGCGAGCCCGAAGAGGAGGGCACAGAGCCATGGCTCGGTGAAGATGAAGGGGTAGAGCCCGAAGTCGATGGTGCCGAAGGAGCGGGACCAGTCGATGCGGGCGCGGCAGATTGATCTGACACGTTGTCCTGTTTCGATTGTTGGTGTTGTTATGCGGCTTGAGGTGCCGCGCCTGGTGGGGGCTGCGCCGGCTTAGCCGGCTGTGGAATAGAGCCACCCTTTGAATCGTCTGTTTGGTCTGCGCCCAAGACCTTCTGTGCTTGCCCTTGCGTCTTATCGCTGGGCTGACTGCCCTGCGAGCCGTTCTGGCCACCTGGGGGCGGGCCACCTGGCCCGACTCCACCGGGCTGCTGCGGCGGCGGGTTGCCGAGGATACCGGCGAGATACGGATCTCCGTTGCGAGCCAGCGAGACGTGCTCAAGCATGTGCGCCAGAGTCGCCTCCATGATCGCCGGGTTCTTCTCGGCGGCGGGGCCAGTCAGAACCTCGAGATGGCCGAACAAGTGGCTCGTGACGTTGTCAGTCGCCAAGGGCTTGACCAGTGGCACGGTGCGCTTGGGTGGGCCAGGCTGACCGTCTGGGCCGGGCTTGCCGGGCATCTCTTGCACCGGTGGACCTTTGAGCAGCTTCTCGTTTTCTCGGCGGATGCGAAGCTCGCCCGAACGCGTGGGCTGGTAGGCAGGCTTGAACTGGCCGCTGACCACGAGCTCGATGATCTGTTGCGGATCTTTGATCGGCATGCCTGGCCACTGGCGCAGGAGCTCGGCGAGCTGCATCTTGCCGGCAGACGTCTTGAGCGCCGGGTTCGCGGTCTTGATGCGCACGCGCTGAATGCCGGTCCAATCGGCCGCGGTAAACTCTTCGAGATACGAGCGCTCGTCGACTCCCACGATAGCCACGAGCTGCGGATGCTTGGCGTGATGCTTCAGAAAGCTAATCGACCCATTCGCAACGGCTTCGCGGTGCAGGTCGAGATTGAGCGCGCCGTCCGACTGGGCCTCGACGGCGATCTGGCTGTAGAGCGCCGCGTGCGCGCCAGAGGTGATGTTAGTGCTTGTGTCACCTCGGGCGATGGCGTTGAGACCGCTGATCGACTGCTTCTGGGCTTTGAGCATGTCGAGCACCTTGAATGTGTACTCGGGCAAGTGCGGAAACTGGATCGGCTTCGGCGGCTCGGTGTTCGGCGGGATAAAGATGACCTTTTGACCGTTTGCCAGCGAGTCGAGGTCGATATCGCTGCCTTCGACGAGCGCCAAGGGCGGCCGTCCGAATGCCTCGATGTTAGTCGCCATGTCGCTAAGGATCTGACTGCTCATCTGCTCCATAGGCAGCAAGTTCCAAAGCGCCGAGATCCCGAAGCTGGTTCCATGCAGCTCTGCGGTGCAAAACGGATAGACTGGGATGTCGTCGATGGGCAGCGGGCCGTCATCGACCATGACGTTGTTTACGAAGACGACTCGCCTGCCTTCAGGCATCGCCGCCGTGATGGCGTGGTAAAAGATGCGATAGCCGCACGTTCCCTCGGGTTCTTTGGCCAGCGGATCGCAGCCGGGGAACTGGTACTCGTAAACGTTGGCGCAGTAGTCCGACTCGTCAATCTGCAGCGCGAAAAGAGGGTAACGCGCGATCATCTCGACCTTGGTGCGCTTCGCGCCGATGACCATGCGCCAGAGGTGGTCGTCGAGCTCGGATCGATACGGCTCGCAGACGACTTCCCACGGGAACACCCTCGCGAGACGCAAAAGACCGGCTTTTCCCTTCTTCTTGACCGGGATAGGGCCTCGGTCGGAGGGGATCTCCTCTTCGAAGTCGACCGTTCGGCCGCCGTCAGGGTCCCACTCAATGTGGGTGTAGGCTTTGCCGTAGAGACCTTCTATCTTGACGACTTCTTTCTCCTTGCGCTCGCCGTAGACCTCTTCGAAGTAATACTTGACCATCGTGTCGCAGGATTGAACCTGCGCGAGCGACTTATAGTCAGTATTGAGAGCCTGAGCTTCGAAAGACGGCCGGTTCTTCGTCTGCATATTGAATATCTGGTCAGCAAACGACCGAAATTCGTTCACAGAGAAGTCAATAAGCTCGTTATCCTCGCCGCAGAACGAAATCGACTGCGTGGCCCAGCGGCTCGAGGCGCCTGAGGCACCGTGCAGGCCGAAATAGTGGCTAAACGCGAAGCGGTACATGTTGAACATGTTCCGCCGCTCCAAAGCGCTGTAAAACTCGGTCTCTTTGTCGCTTAGCGTCGACCAGAGCTCGTCTGGGTCGCGTTCTGCAGCCCAATACTCGTCGATGAGCCGAATCGCATCTTCTTTTGTCGACGTTTCGCGCTCATCTACGTCGTTTTGGTTCGCTGGGTGCCTGTCTTGCGGCTCAAACATAAGATCTCCGGCCGCGCGTGCTGACGCCGCGAGGCATAATGTCGTTGGCGGCCTTGGTTACGCGGCTCGGAGAGCGCAGATCGCCTTTGTGAAGGAAAATGTCCTCGAGCGGGACCTCGCGAGACAGCACGATCCCGTATGGCGGCATGGGTGACTGCTGCCGGTTGATGTGCCGCCATGCGTATTTGAGGCAGTCCACCAAATCGCCATGTCCAAGTGCATCGCTGCGCTCGTATGACGTGCGTGACTTGTTCCAAATGAGCTGCTCGCACTGCTGGATCGTCTGCCTGCAGCGCGGGTTTATCTCGATGCGCTGGTTTTGGAACGCGTTGCGCAGCTGGTTCAGCGCGGCCTCTGCGCCGTCTTTGTCCGCTGCGCCAATGCGGATGTTGTGCTGGACCTTGAGGTCCAAGATCATGCGCGCGTCGTTGTCGCTGAAGCGATAGACGGGGTTCTTCTTGAACATCTTGTCTGACCAGTAGGTCATGTCCTTGAACGCTTCCGCCTCGACGTCTCGAATGGCTCTGGCTACGACGTTCGTGGGGGCGCCGCGCAGAGCCCAGTCGTGCGTAACGACCATTTTCGCGCGCGCAAAGTCGTAATACGCACAGATTACTGCGCACAAATCGCGGGTGCCGGGGTCTACAACTGTATAGCCAAGAGCATACGGCGGTACTTGTTGCTCGCAGACGTGTACGCCGATGTTGAACTCGGGCAGTACCGTTAGGCTCTCGCTGCGGACATCTTCGCAGAGACACTCGCGCCGGCACTCTTCGGACTCGATGCCACCAAGGGCTCGGATCTGCTCGTCTCGCTCTGCCTTCGTGATGCGCGGGTTATCGAAGATTGTGTACTTCGAATAAGCGTCTCGCTTGATGGCATCGGGCACGAACTCGGTTTTGTAGGGATGCCCCGGATCGCGCGCAGGGGTCGAGTTCATCATCAAGGTAGCGTCGAGATGCCCCTGAAACTGCGGCATGATGATCGACTGCACGACGTACTTGAGTTTGTCGACGTAGCAGGCCTCGGAGATGGTCACGCCGTTTGACCAGCGACCGCGCAGACCGTCTGGGTTGCTGTCCAGGCCGATGAGGCGCAGCACAGAGCCGTTTTGAAAGTAGAAGCCTGACTCGACGCCTTGGAACGACTGGCGATAGTAGGGCTGAAGCGAGCTGGGGCAGTCGTCGCAGATCTGCTCCATCAAAGGCATGACGATCGACGCAATGTCCTTTTGCAGCGCCGTCGCATATGTTAGGATCTGCTTCGGCTTGCGCAGAGCGTCTTCAATGCGAATCAACAGCCCGAGAAAGTCTTTGCCGAAGCGCCGGGCGCAGTTCGCGACATACACGCGTGGCCAGTCGGCATCAGCATGCACAACGTCGCCGCGCACGCGGGCTTCATACGTCGCCTTCTCCCAAGCCCTATATTTCTCGTATAGTTCGAGCTGGCCAGGGTGGAGCTTGTAGCGAATACGTCCCGCGCGCCAAAGCAGTGAACTGTCACTTAGGCCGGTCTGAGTCATCCAAGTCTTCTGGCGTCCTGCCTAGCAGGAGCCGTATATCCTCGCGCTTGTTCATTTCCTTCGATATGTCGTCTGCCGACTTGGCCTCGCCGCCGAGGCGCTGGCGCGCGTCATTGGCCAGCCAGTTGTAGTTGTCCATGAACCGGTTGTTACGTTTGGCTTCGAGCATCCTGGCCTGATCCTCGTGGATCTTCTGGCCTGCTCGGTCTGACGTCTCGTCGTCGGGGTAGAGCCCCATGTGCTCGTTAGTCTTGCGGTAGTTTTCGACTGCCGAGTCGTCATCCCAGAGCTCGCCCTTCGGGCTGATCGTCGGGATGAGCGCGTGCTTGCCGTCCATGTTGATCCCCATGGACCGGACCGTCGCCGTGCTGCCGTCTGGCATGCGATGCTCGGGTCGGTTCTTGAGGTCAATGGTCGGGGCCTCTTCGGCGCCGTACTTTAGAACCTCTGGCTTACCTATCTCGACGTTGCCTTCAGGCTTGACGAAGTAGCCCTTGAGCTTCTTGATGAGGTCTAGATAGTTGATATCTTCGAACGGTGCGGCCATTTATCGCGGTGTCTCCTTGAACTTGATCGAGCCGTCCGGCTGCACGGCGCCGTCGTCTCCGTTGAATTTGTCAGCTGCGCCCGTCAGATCGTCGATGAATCGCTGCCAGTTTTGGAGCTCTTTAGACCGCGCCTGAGCCTTCTGATAGGCCGCGCCTTGCGCCTGTGTTCCGCCTTGGTCGTCGGCGGGTCCTTTCACGAATCTCGGGTCCCAGGGCGTAGGAGCCCTTTGCTCGTAGCCGTGACCAACAGTCTTCGCGATTTGCTCAGCGCGACGCTGCTCGAGCGAGCGCAAGTCCGGCTTATCGGAGCCACCCATCATTTCCAAAAGACGTGTGAGAAAGTCGGGCATCAGGAAACCAAGTCCTTGTTGTCGTCGTCTTCGTCGTCGTCTTTACGTTCGACTTCGACAGGCCCTATCTCGAGCTCGTATTGCCGGCGCTGCTCGGGCGTGGACTTCTTACCTGGCCCGAGCTGGAGCGCTTCGAGCAATAGCTGCATCAATTCTGGTCTCATCATTATGCCCAAGCATCCTGCGTCTCAGGCGTCTTCTCGATCTGCGCCTGCTTTTGGAACGGCGCTAAGATCGCGGGCGTGGCCTGCGGCTTCTTGTCGTCGGTCGTTTTGTCCTGGCCCGCGGTGCCTTCCGTCTGGCCGGTATCTTGCGTCGTGTCCTCGAGCGCTGCGCCTGACGTGAGGCCCGCGAGTGCAGAGGGAGTCGACTGGGCTGGCGCGGACGCGGGGGTCGGGGTGGCTTGCTCTAGCGTCTGTTGCGTCGTGCCTTGCGGATTGACGCCGGCACCAATCTCTCTCTGCGTGGGCTTAGGGTCAGACTTCGCGCCTGCCGACTCGGAGCCCGTGACGGGCGGGGCTGGGGTCTCCTCTTCTGCGGGGGGCGTTGCTTCGCCGCCAGCTGGTGGCGTCTCGGCTGGTGGCGGCACCTCGCTCGCAGCTATCGGCGCCGGCTCCTCTTTAGGCTTGTCCTTTGGGTAAACGAAAGCCTGCGCCTCTGCGAGCGTCGGCACGTGATCCGGCGCCCACGGTGGCGTCGTCGTCTGTGGCGTCGGCGCTGGTGGTGTTGGCGTCGAGCCAGTCGGGGTCGTCTGAGTAGAGCCCGTCGCCGGGGGCGTAGACCCGCTCGCTCCGGTCGAAGATGTCGGTGCTGTCCCGGTCGAAGAGGTCGGTGGAGTCTGTGACGATACTGGCGCTGACCATGGAGTCGCTGCTGCTGCGGCTACCGGTGCTACGGCGCCAGCCGTGGGGGTTATCGCGTCGGGCCTGACGATAGCAGTCGGTGTGCCACCAGCGTGCGTTGCGTCGATCCCAAGGGCGTTGGCGGCTGACGGGTCGATCTGCAGCGGGGGCAGGTCCGCGAGCGCCGGTGGCGCCGGTGGCTCCTTGGGCATCGGCTCCTGCGGCGGAACCGGCGCGGGCGGTAGCTGCGGCACGCCCAAGTTCGGGTTGACCTCGCCCGCCTCGAGCTGCTTCATCAGCTCGTCGACCTGGGCGGGCGTCAGCTTGCCGCTGAGTATCGCCTTCCAGGCGTTTTGGACTCTGAATTTCCCCGCCGCAATATCGGCATCTAATTGGGCCTTTTGTGCTTTCCATTGTGCGTCTGCGTCCGCGTACTTTTGCCAGTCGCCAGCGATTCGCTGGTAGTTCTCGACGTCTTTGGCGTAGTTCTGTTCGGCGATCGAGTTGCCGCTCTGAGCGCCTTTGTACTTCTCTTCCCATTGCCGATAGGTGCCAAGCGCTGCTGTGTAGCTATCGACGATCTTATAAAGACTATTGTCGACATTGATCTTAGCGACTTCGTCTTGATAGGTCTTGATCCCATTATCAACGAACGACTGGGTTGTATCGATGTCCTCTTTGAGCTTGGCGAGGCTCGCATCAGGAACACGTGCCCACGAGTCGAAGGGGAACTCGGCCATAACGGCCGCGGGCGTTGCCCGGTCTGCGTACTGCGGATCAAAGAGCCGAGCCTTTAGCGTGGCCTTTATGAACTCATCGTAGTTCTTATGATCCTCGGCGTTCATCGCCGCCTGCTGCTCGTAGATAGGCTTGAGCCGGATCAGGTCGTCGCTCGCAGTGAATATGCGAGCGTGCAGCTCTTCTGTCCGTTGCTTGACGTAGGCGTCGATGTCCTTGCGCCAAGCTGCCAGCCTCTCTTCGGGCGTGCCGGTTTTGTACCGGCTGAAGTCCATCAGCGTCTTTAGGTCATAGACCGGCTCGGTGTCGCGACTCCTCTCCGAGGAGACGTCCCACTCCCGCGCCCCTGCGCTCGTTTGCGGGCCTTTCGAGCCGGAGGCGGTCATCTGGCCCGTGTCAGGGTCTACGTGCAAGCTGAAGCGGCCAGCAAGCGGATTAGGAATAGCGGCCGGTGGCGTTTGCTCCCCAGCTGGCCTTACCGTTGACGTCTGCGAGGCTGACGCGGTCGGGTCTGTCTTCGCCGTGGTAGTCGGCGTGAAGCTGGCCAGAGTCTGCTGGGGCGACAGGCCGCCTGTAGTTCTGACGTTTGGCAGGCTCGCGCCAGGAGCTACGGACGGATTATTCCGCACCACGACAAAAGGGTGCGTCGTCGGAGCTGGCCCCAAACTTGGCTGCGCTGCCTGAAGCGCTGCCGTCGTCGGCAACTGACTGCGCTGAGCTGCCAGCGCCTGAAGAACTGCGGGCGTAGCCAACGGACTCTGCGGAGTCTCGGGGATGCCTTGCTGCTTTTTCAGCGCTGCAATGCCAGCAAGCACACTAGATGACATCGGTGTCGCCACGCTGTATTATAACACGGCGTCTAACAACTCAGACTGCTCTAGCTCTAAGAGTTCCTTCGCCAGTGCTAATGCGTGGCGACAGTCGACCAGTGAGACGACTGCGGGGCGCCGGCTGAGCTCATCTGTTAGGAGCGTGATCATGAGGCGCCGTAGACGCCGGTACTCGCCTATAGATCCGTTATGCGGATCATCGCGTCGTTCGGCGCCTTCTTGTCGATCGAGCTCAGCTGTGCTCGGAAGAACCTGCCGCCGCGGTCGTTTTGGTCGTTCTTGCATCGCTTGCTCAGCTCTCCCGTGATCGTGTTCAGATCGAGCTGAACGCGGCTTTTGCCTTGAACCAAGCTCTCCATTTCGAAGGGCGCTGAGATATGCGGCTCCGTGAGAAACTCGTAGCGGCCTGCCTTGTTGGGCTTCCTGACTCGGGTGGGGTGGCTGACGTAGATGATCGAGTCCTGGCGCAAGAGCATAGGCTTGATCTCGGTCACCACTTCTGGCGGTGTTTCCATGAAGCTGAAGTAGGCATCAGCTAGCGCTTGCTTGCAGCTGTCGGCGTCTCGCTCGTTTACCGGCACGAGCACAAACACGGGTTTGCCTGGGTGGCTGAATAGTTTTGGCGCTTCGATTGCTGTGTCTTTTGGCATTGGGTAGTATCCGGGTATGGCTGACTCAACAGCGCTGCCCGGCTGCATCTGGGTATGTGGAGCTTGTGGCAAGGTCTCGCAGACTCGTTACGGCGTAGGCGCCGACCGCGGCTGGGACGTCAGTTGCATGATGAACGCGATCCATTGCTCGAAAGAGAAGGTGCGGGGGCTCTGGCAAGCCGTCGAGCACCCTGACGAGGCCGCTACGATAGACGAGCCAACTGACGCCGCTCTGCCTCGGCAACCTGCTCGGGGGTAAGAGAGAAGCCGCTCGAGCCTTCTGCTAGGGCCTTTGTGCGCTCGTCTTCGACCCGTTCAAGCTTGTCGAGGAACCGGGATTCATGGCGCTTGATCCGGTTGTTGTAGATAAACTTCAAGGCCTCCATGTCGTGGTCTTCGAAGGCCTTCTTATGGATCGGCGCCATGACCGCCTTTGCGAGCAGAGCCGTCTCCTCAAGGTACATGTCTAAGACAGGCGTGAAGTCCGGGTCGCCGGCCAGCGCGCGTCGGAACCACTCGAGCAGATCTGCCGGGCTGATCTTGGACAGAACTGCCGCCATCTCGATAAACAGCGCGTTCTTTAGATGCAAGCGCAGAGAATCTATCTGTCTCGGGGTAGGCGGCAAGATCGTCTTGCTTGCCTTCATCAGAGATAGCTTGCTAGATGGCATCTAGCTAGAAGATTAGCACATCAGCTCATTGTCTTTTGGCATTTCCCTAGCTATCGCAACGCCGAGGTCCATCATCTCATAGAGATCGTATCTAGTGACGCTTGGCAGGGTCGAGACGAGCAGGGCGCAGACGCTGGCGACATAGCGGGCGTAGGCGTTGCCGTCGTCTCCCTCGAGATGGTTGATCGCCGCGTTGATTTGCTCGGAAATGGCTCGTAAGTTGGCCGTGATAGTGTCGTCGCGCACCCAAGTAGGTTAGCATGGGGGCATGGACGACTGGGGCATGTACTACGACCGAAACGGCAAGCCGCTCACAAGCGACGAGTGGCTGGAGCTCATGCGGTCGCCTGGCTACCAGGACATGAAGCGGGTGATGGCTGACGAGAAGGACGGGATCTTCTGCTCGACCGTCTGGCTATGCCTCAACCATCAGTACAGCCGCCGGGGTCCGCCTCTCATCTTCGAGACGATGGTTTTCGA